GCGTGGCCTACACCGACGAGGAAATGGAGCGCAAGGCGCAGGAGCAGGGTCAGCAGCAGGATCCGCCGCTTGAAGTCCAGGTGAAGATGAAGGAATTGCAGATCAAAGAGCAGGAGCTGCAACTGAAGTCTCAGCAGCAGCAGTTTGAGCAGCAGTACCAATCTTCCGAATTGCAGACCCGGCAAGAAAAGGACCGCATGGAAATCGCCTTGAAAGAAGGCATCACCATGAAAGAACTGGAGGCCAAGGTGGGTATGCACTCGCAGGAACTGGAAGCGGAAATGCAAAAGACCGCCGCCAAGCTGGCAACAGACCGCGAAACCAAGGCCGCGCAGTTGGCCGACAGCCAGAACGAGCGCACGGCGCGCAGAGAAAATATGCAGCAAGGCTTTGACAGCTACTCATGATTGATCGCCACGGACACACCTGGATGACCATTGAGCGATGGTTAAATGAACGCCGGGATGATGGCGTGCAGTCGCTTATCAATGGCTCGCCCCACGACGACCAGAAGCGCGGAGAGATTCGCGTGATTGATGATTTGCTGGCCTACGCCAGTGACGAACCGGAGCCTGTCGTTAAGACGAGCCCCGACTACTGAATCAGACCGCCATCCGGCGGTTTTTTATGCCTATCAGGCAATCACCAGCCGTTCGGGAGAACCGCTAAATGACCGACCAGCCGCTTAACCAGCCGCAGGATGACAATTACAGCGACCAAGAGCAGGACTTTGACAGCGCCTTTGAGGAATACGCCAAAGGCACTCAGCCTGCCGAGGACCGCGACGAGTATCACGTTGACCGTGACGCCTTGCCTGAGAGCGACACAGCGGACGAGGACGACCAGGGCGCCGACGACGGCGAACCGGAAGACCTTGCCGCCAAGCTCAAGACGCTGGAGCAGGAAAACGAGCGCCTGAAGCACTCCGACGCCTCGCAGCGCGGACGACTGGGGGCTTACCAGAAGCAGATCAATGAACTGCAACGCAAGCAGCAGGAGTTCGACGCTGCCAAACCCACCAACCCGTCAGGGGAGCCGCAGAACGACAACCAGCAGAAGCAGGACATGGCCGAGTCCATGGGTGTGGATGACTGGAAGGAGTTTGCCGAGGACTTCCCCGACATGGCCCGCGCCTTTGAATCTCGTCTGAAAGCAGACCAGCAAAAACAGGCGCAACTTGAACAGCAGGTTTCAGAACTGAGATCCGCTGTGCAGCCCATACAACAGCAGGCCCATGAGCAACAACTTCAGTCAGAGTATGCCCGCCTTGAAAGCCGGCACGACGATTGGCGAGAAGTGGTCAATGCGCCCGAGTTCCAGACATGGCTGCAATCGCAGAATCCGACCATCCAGAGCCTATCAGAATCCGAAAGCGCCGATGACGCGTCCGCGTTGCTGGACTTCTACAAGGGCGTGAGTGGACCGGGTAACGACAACAGCCGTGCTCAACAGCACGACAAGCGGAAAAGCCGACTGGCCAACGCACAGACTGTCAGCCGCCGTGGGGCGGGGCAGAGAAGCGGGACACCAGAGGACTTTGACGCGGCCTTTGAACACTACGCCGCCAAGAGGCGGTAACTCCCAATTTACGAGGTAATACATCATGGCTATCACAACTTACGGCGACATTTCCCAGCGTACCGCCGCCTGGGCCGCCACCGAGATGCTGTCTCACGCTGAGCCGATTCTGGTTCTGTCCAAGTTCGGTCAGTCCAAGCCGCTGCCGAAGAACAAAGCCGACATGGTGAAGTTCCGCCGTCCGGTGCCGTTCGCCACCATCACCACACCGCTGACTGAGGGTGTGACCCCCAGTTCGCAGCAGATGGCGTATGAGGACGTAACGGTTCAGATCAAGCAGTGGGGTGCCTGGACCGAGATCACCGATTACGTCAACGACCTGTCGGAAGATCCCGTTCTGTCTGACGCTTCGATGCTGTGTGGCGAGCAAGCCGCTGAAACCATCGAGTACGAAACCTGGGGCGCGATTCGTGCCGGCACCAACGTGTTCTACAGCAACGGCTCTGCCCGTACCGATGTAAACACGGTGTACAGCCTGTCTACCCAGCGCGCCGTGACTCGCTCGCTCAAGGCCAATCGCGCCAAGAAGATCACCAGCATGGTGGGCGGTTCCCCGAACTACTCCACTGAGCCGGTCGATGCCGCGTTCATCGGCTTTGCGCACACCGACCTGGAAGCGGACATTCGGGACATTCCCGGATTCGTGCCTACCGAGAAGTACGGCAGCATGAAGCAGTTGCCCTACGAGATCGGCAAGGTCGAGGACGTGCGTTATGTCCTGAGCCCGGTTCTGGATTCGTTCGCAGACGCAGGTGGCGCCGCCGGCTCTACCCTCAGTACAACCGGCACATCGTCTGACGTGTACCCGATTGTGATTGTGGGCAAAGAAGCCTACGGCCTGATCCCGCTGAAAGGCGCAGGCGCTGTCACTCCGCAGGTTCTGAACCCCGGCGTGCCACGCGGCGGCGACCAACTTGGTCAGCGAGGCTCTGTGGGCTGGAAAGCCTACTACACCTGCAAGGTTCTTAATGAAACTTGGATGGCGAGAGTGGAGTGTTCTGCCTCGGCCCTGTAATCAATAACTTGCACTAAACGAAGAGTGGCCAGCGCGTCACTCTGCAACCTGAGCCCCGGCCACCATACCGGGGCTTTTTATGACACGCACTGAAGGACGTTCACATGAGCGAGATCAACACAGAGGTTATGACCCGCGAGGAATTAGAAGCGACCGCCAAGGATCTGGGGCTGTCTTTTCCGCACAACGCCGGTGATGACACATTGCGCACCAAGATCAGCACAGCCTTGGGCGATACCGGCAATGGCGAATCAAAACCCGCCGCCAAACCAGCCAAGAAAGACGAAGCTGGCGAAAAACACTACGAAATTATCATTGCCCGCCACGACCAGGACAAGCAGCCGGTGCCGGTTGGTGTCAATGGCAAGACCTGGCTCATTCAGCGCGGCGAGAAGGTCATTGTGCCCAAGCGCGTGGTGGACAACTTGAGCAATGCGGTTCAGTTCAACTACGACCCGGCCACCATGAAGCGCACCGAGATTCAGAGCTACCCCTTCCAGATTCTCCGCGAGGTCTGATCTATGAATTTTCTGGAACTCTGCCAGCGACTGCGACAGGACACCGGCTCGATCGGCACCGGCCCGGAAACAGTGACCAGTCAGAACGGCAACGATGCGCGCCTGGTGTCATGGATTCGCAGCGCTTGGCAAGAGATCCAGACCGAGCGGCGATGGCTGTTTGACTGGACTCAGGGTGGCGTCACCTTGAACACCAGCGGCACGCAGTACGCCATGCCGACCGACCTCGATGTATGGGAGCGGAACACGCTCGCCTTTGACGGTCGCAAGATTGACGTTCTGCCGTGGGCTGAGCTTGAGGCTGCCCCGCGATTCACGGCTGCCGCTCTGGCGCCAGACGGTTCGCTGCACCTGAATGCGAAGCCGGACACTGCCGGGATTCTCACCTTTGAGTATTGGCGCACCCCGCAGAATCTGATCGCCAATACCGATGTTCCCCGGATGCCTGAGCGCTTTCACATGGCCATCGTCTACCGGGCGCACAAGCAGTACGGCTTTTATGAAAGCGCACCGGAAGCCGTAGAGATTGCCACCATCAACGAGGACAAGGTTATGAACAATCTAACGCGCTCGCAACTGCCTCACGTTGACCTGCCCGAGTCGTTGGCATGAGGGATTCCCGTCGCGAGGCGCAAATTGTCATGGAGGGCGGGCTGGACCTGGAAACCCCGTCGCTGACGGTTCGCCCTGGCCGAATGCTGGCCTGCAAGAACCACGAAGTAAATACCCTGGGCGGCTATACCCGCATTGAGGGCTATGAGCGTTTTGACGGACGGTTGCAGCCCTCTGACGCTCCAGACAGCGCTGAGCGAGAAGGCCGCCGTTCCGCCATCGGCAAGCCTCCCGGCACCGGCAAGATTCTGGGTGTGCACGTCTTTAAGGGCGAGGTGTATTGCCTGCGAGATCAGAATGACGGCAGCAGTGGATTCTTCAAGGCGACACCGTCCGGCTGGTCACAGATCACCACCCCGGCCAGAGATGGCGGCGGTCGTGCGCAGTTCACCAATTACAACTTTAAAGCCAGCGCAACCACCGAAGTAATGATTGGCGCAGACGGCGTGAATTCGGCGTTTGTCTATGACGGCAGCACGTTCACCGAGATCAGCATTCCGGGCGAGACAGGCTTTCCGATGTTTTGCCGGGTAATGAACAACTACCTGTTCCTGGCGCTGAACAATGGAACGGTCTATTACTCGGTAGTGGGCGAGCCGACCAATTACGAGCCCGTAGATGGCGCGGGCACCTTTGGGTCCGGCGACTTTATTACCGGCCTTGAGCCTGTCGTAGGCGGCGCTATGGCCATTCTGATGCGCAACCGGATTGCGGTGCTGTACGGCAATGGCCCGGACGAGTGGAGCAAGACCGATCTGCGCAACCACGACGATCAAGTGGGCGCAGTGGCGTATTCCGCGCTGAACTACAACCAACTGTACTACCTGGACGACCGCGGCATAACTTCGCTGCAAGCCACCCAGGCGTTCGGCAACTTTGCCAGCGCCACCCTATCGACTGGCGTGAACCCGTTTCTGAGGATTCGACGCGGACAACTGACCGATGGAGTGGTATCCCGGCGCAAAAACCAACTGCGATGGGTATTCACGCCTTCAGCCGGGCGCACCGGTTCAGAAGTATTGACAGCCACTTTCACCGGCAACCAGATGACCGGCTTTTCCCGGCAGGTGTACGACCACCAGTTATCGGTGATCGAGTCCGGCGAATTGCTGGATGGCGAGGAAATCATTGTCGCCGGCACGGACGATGGATGGGTAATGCGCTTTGACCGCGACACCTCGTTCGACGGCCAGCC